ATCACATCACCCTGGTAGATCACCTTGGTGTCGTTGCCGGTGGTTTGCACGCTGGGGCCGAGGGCCTCAACGACGCCAGCAGCTTCACGGTGGAAGATCAGGCCGCAGCTGTTGTCGAAGTCACCACCAGGGCCATCGCCATAGCTGTTGCGCTCACCCACGTTGTCGCGGCCAGGGGCGCCGGTAACGGAGATGGGGGCTTCGATGGCAGGACCGGTGGGCGAACCATAGTTCCCAAGGAAGGGAATGTTGTTCGACTTATGGATCTTGATACCAGCGATCTCATAGAGACCATCACCGCTGTTCAGCGAGCCCTGGCTGTTGCCATAGTCGCGGTTCAGGATGTTGGTGTCGACTTGAGAGATCAACGCGTAGTACTGACGGGGGGACAGCACGGCATGACGACCGTCCTTAGGAGCAGCGATTTCGTCCAGACGGGCAGCAGCTTCGAAGAAGCCATCAACCAGAGCCTGGGCGTCGTACTCGTTGCCGGAGCCGAGGTTCACTTGGAAGCCACCAGGTTCGCCAGTCACAGGGGCGGTGGCAGCAGAGGCCAGGCTCAGAGTACGGGCAACGCGGCGGTCATAGTGCTCAGCCAGAGCTTGGCCGATTTGACGGCTGATAGGACCACGGATGTCGTACTGGGACAGCACTTCATCGAGGTTGTACACGAACGCGCTGGAGATCAGCAGGTCGTCCATGGTGATGGTGGTTTCCGCCACAGGGGGGTTGCCATCACCGAGGATCGGCGTACCGGGCACGTGGTACTGGGCGGTCATACGACCGGTGTGAATGAACTGTGCCTCGCGGCCACCCCGAAGGGTGCGGTTCATCACTTTGTCTTTGAAAATGGTAGCGTTACGGAAGGCCTCATAGACCTCACCGGTAAACAGCTTCAGATAGAGGGCACGCTCGGAGCCTGCCTGATTAACCTGACCAGGAGAGGTCAGAGTTGCAAGAGTTTGAGTCACCGTTTAAGGATGCGAATGGAAAGATATGATCAGTTCCCTTCATGAAGGAGTTTGTGCGCGCAAAGTATTCAGTTGTTTGGCAATAAATCCGTTGTATTGGGTGTCCACCGCAGTGGGCCAATACTCCAGTCGACTGGGTTTTTAACGAGGTTATCCCATCCTCAATAGTCTCTACCCGGACTTGAACCGGGGCACCAAGGCTCTACCTACTGAGCTATAGAGACAAATAAGCCCCGCGCAAACAGCAGCAGGGCAGATTCCATATACCCGTCGATCTGTCCACCCCTCTCTTAATAAAGGGTTGGATACTGGAGATTCGACTATTTTTCCAGTGCCGTTTTATGCCACGGACACGGGCAATAGATCAAAGTAGATCTCCAGATGCAGCCAGCTTCTGTTCAATGTCCAGGCGGTAGGCCGGGTCATTGCGGTAGCGGGGGTCGGAGATAGCCCGAGCCAACTCAGCCTGCGAACGGAAGCCCTTGACGGATGTCTTAGGGGCCTTGCCACTTACAGTCTTACCTTCAAACCCTACGGCGTCTTGATGGCGCTTGTTGAGGGCTTGAACAGCAAAGTAGATGGCGTCCCGGTTGCCGCTGTTGATGACGTTATCGTAGGCAGCAACTTCCTCGGGACTGAGGTTCTGAGCTGCCCACTCCAGGGCCTCGTTGTAGGCCTTATCACCACCAACGGATTGGATGATCTCCGAAGCAGCCTTATCGTCTAGGGCCTGGGCCTGTTGTTGGGGCTGATCCTTTGTCAGTTTGAGGTAGGCCTCGATCAGCTTTTCAGAGGGAAGTTCCTTAAGCTTTTCAATGGTCTCAGGCTTGAGCTGCTGCTCGTTGCCCCAGTACTCTTCACTGGCCTGCTTGATGAAGTCAACGGTTTCGTCGGCTTCTACTTCTTGCCGGTCCCCTTCTTCGGACCCTTCTTGGTCCCCTTCTTCATTGTCCCGTAATTGCACGGCATCAGAGTCTTCCTCCTTGGGTTGTTGACCGAGCTTCTTTTCAAGCTCTTTGTACGCCTTTTCGAGATCTTCAGCTGACTTAAACTTGCCAGCGTAACGGATTTCGGACTCAGCGTCTTCTCTGGCTTTTTCGTATTGACGGGCGGCAATAGCCTCCTCCTCAGCCATCAGGCGTTCACCCTGCTCAAGGGCTTTAGCCTCAGCCGCCTGTTGGGCTTCGATAGCTTGAGGATTGTCGGTGGAATCAAAGGTGACTTCAGGCATATTAGTTGTAGACGCCGCGTACGACGCCAAAGGTGGGTTTGGTTACTTTTTCAACAGCGCCTACGGTGGGCTTGCCTACGCGTTTGCGGACGGACGGGCGGCCTGCTGGCTTGTGAATGGGCTCAGCATCAATGGCCTTTGGTTCTTCAGGAACGTCGACCCACGCCTCGTTGATGTCGGGGGTGGTAGGGTCGTCAGCCTTGAAGCTGCCCTTGGGCGTCCGGGCCCGCCTCTGGCGCGGGTTGTTGGGGTTGGAGGGCATTGGTTAGACCTTCAATAAGTTGTGGGTTTTTGTCAGGATCCATCAGCGGAGCCTTAGCCAACTGCCCAGCTTGACCGGTGAGATTACCAATCATTTGCTGTTGTTGCATTTGGTTAAGCTCAGCCTGCTGCTCTTCCATGGTCTTGATTAGCTTGAGAGTGTCAATACCAACAGACGCAGCCAGACGCTTGATGGCCTCCTCTGGGTGGATGAACTTCATCAGCATTTCTGGGCCAAGAGACTGGCCAACCGTGCTGAGGAACATCATGAGGGCTTCGCGATCTTGACCACGGCCAACACCTTCTAGGCCAGCAACAACGGTGGGGAATACCACATCCTTAGGAAGGCGTGGCAACTGACCACCTCGTTGGAGGATGAAGAGTTTGCGTTGGAGGTAGGGGCGAAGAAGTTCAGCAGTCAAGCTGCCGTAGATGCCACCAAGCTGCTCGTTGAGTTCCTGCTGGGTGGACCGGATCTCTTCAGCAGTAGTCCGCTCTGAGTCCCGGACGTTCATGACCAGGAAGGCTTCAGAGAGCCGCTGCTGTAGGCCCTGAATCATTTGGAGGACTGTGGCGAAGTCTGCCCGCTTGTCCACCTGAACAGCAGTCACATCCTCAGCACGGCCCTGGATGATGGCTCCATTGCCGGCCTTAGCTAGGGTAGACGGCTTGACAGTGGCAGAGGGGCTGACAAGGAACACAACCTTAGCGGCTGCTGCGGAGCCCTCCACCATGGCCTGCATGAGGCCCTCAAGAGACTTAAGGTCACCGAGGTACTCCTCAATGCGGCCACGGCCATAGTCTTCCCCATCAACCACGTTGAAGCGAAGGGGAAGCCAGGGGGTTACACCCTTAGCAGCCTTGCTTTCAGTTTCGGGAATGACCACACCATCGGCCTCTTGGCGCCACCGCCATTGACCATCAGTGAGTTTAGCCCACGTATAGACGGCAACCTCATCCTCACCAACAGACACGTCAACGGCTGCGATGGGGGTGTTGTCTCCAGTGTGGTTGGTCTTCTTGGTATTGTCGGACCGGAACTCCTCAGGAAGGAACTGGCGGTCGACCGACTCTACCGTAACAATTTCTGTTGGACGACCTTCGCCATCCCTTACGATGACGTAGCGATCCAGTGGATACAGTTTGATGCCGCTGTTACCCATGTAGACCAGGACGTTCCCGGTTACAATCAGGTGCTTCATTGCCTGGTGGAGGATTACTCGATCCTGGGATTCGGCAATGTGTTGCATGACCACCCGTTCCATTCGGGACAGGCTCAAGTCGATCTCTGATTTGATCTCAGCATCAAGACTTGGGTCTTCAGCTAGCTTACCGTCATTGATCTGAAGCTTAAAGAAGCTGGTGTTCACTGGGAACAAACTCAGCATCAGCTTAGACGCCATGACGTTGACACCCTTGGCACCAACCGACTGCCACGGTGTGAAAAGCTTTTGCCCATTAACCACGCCCGTGGGGGTCAGGAGGTAAGGAAGGCTAAGCTTTGCACACTCGCGGGCTGTATCCAGAAAGATCGTCCGGTCACCAGTTAGCTTTGCGTAGCGATCTGCTGCGGACTGATTTTTCATTGCTGGGAACCGGGAATGTTAAGGTTGACACCACGGCTCATGCCACCCAGGGGAATGCGCAGCTGGGAGGTACCACTGCTGGCTTGACGCTGCCGTGCCCGGATGGACATGGCTGTCTTGACTTGGGTAGGTTGTTTATCC